AAGTCTGCTAACCGAAATAAAAGAGGCGCAGGGCACTAGCGGTCGCAGACCGCTCATCTTCGGTATTGCCGAGGAGTTGCCTGAGGAGGATCGTGATGACTTTTGGGCGGCGATCAACGACCACAGCATTTCTGCTGGGGCGATAAGTCGGGCGCTTGCGAACAGGGGAATCAAGTTGACCGCTGGGGCAATCGGTACATACCGTCGAAAGGAATACAGTCATGGCGCTTGATCGAGAGATCCAGTTAGAGGCAGAGATCGCTGATCTTCGTGCAGCGTTGAAGACTGCACAGCAGAAGGAAGCTCGTGCGAAGAAGCGGTCGGATGACATGGTGGAGGCGGTGTATCAGGCTGCGCGTGACGCGGCCCGTGCCACCCCAACCCGTAAGCCTGTGCCGTTCAAGAAGGACACCCGTAAAGGTAAGACTGAGGTTGCGCTGGTTCACGCTACGGACTGGCAGTTGGGTAAGCGCACCGTGTCGTTCGGTGTGTCTACGCTGGCGAAACGTATCGAGCAGTTCACTGAGAAGGTGATGACGCTCACCGACATTCAACGTGCGGATCATCCTGTGAAGGAGTGCACTTTGATGTTTGGTGGCGACATGGTGGAAGGCATCGGCATCTTCCCAGGACAAGCATACGAGGTTGAAGCGCATCTGTTTGAGCAGTTGTTTGAGGCGACTTCGGTGATGGAAACGATGGTGGCTTCACTCGCAGGGTTCTTTGAGAAGGTTCATGTGGTGTGCGAGTACGGCAACCACGGTCGCTTGGGGCGCAAGGGTGATATGCCTGCCGGTGACAACATCGACCGTATGGCATATCGGATTGCGTCTGAGCGCACCGCGCACCTGAAGAACGTGTCTTGGCAGATGTCATCGAACTGGTATCAAATAGTGAACATCGGTTCCTATCGTGCACTGCTGGTGCATGGTGATGAGATCAACTCGTTCGGTGGTAACACTCCAGCGTTCGGCATCCTGCGCAAAGTGAACGCCTGGTCTACGGGTGTGGTCGAGGAGTTCCAAGACTGCTATATGGGGCACTGGCACACCCCGATGACGCTCACGATGGCTAACGCTGGTCGCATCTTCGTGACCGGTTCACCAGAGTCACACAACGAGTATGCCCGTGCGTTTATCGCAGCAGTCGGCCAGCCATCCCAACGCCTGCATTTCGTGGATCCTGTGAAGGGTCGAACGACAGCCGAGTACACAGTCTGGTTGGACTAGCCATGCAAGACCCGCTATCCGTTATGACTGAGCACATCAAGAAGCTTGACGCAGAGGTGCAGAAGTGGAAGGACATCGCTGGCATCATGCACGAGTATCTTCAGGAAGGCGACCCGAAGGGTGCGAAAGAACACTACGAGGAGAACGTCCGTGTCTGGTGAAAGAACCATCGTGCTCGTCCAATGGGCTGATACCCACATGAGTGACGCAGGCTGGCTCGACCTTGAAAAGTATGAAGACGATGGCGAAATGCTGGTGGACACCGTAGGATTCCTGATACCGGTAGGGGAACCAGGCTCCAAAGATCAGCACGTCACCGTCTGGCAAACCCTCTGCAAAGGCGAAGGAATCCACGCAATCCATATCCCAGTAGGGATGGTCCGAGACATCAAGGTTCTTGACACAGCCTCGTTACACCCCTAAGGTAAACACTCTGCAACGGAAGGAGAACCATATGCAGAACAGATACACCGAAACGAAACCACCGCACGGCAGCCAAGAATGGTTGACAGCTCGATGGAAGAACAAGGACGGGGAAACCCGTGTGACCGCATCGGTCGCAGCAGTCGTCCACAACGAACACAAGTACACCACCCCAGCTGATCTCGCTGTCGAACTTCTCTCGGTGACACCCCCTGCACCGAAAGAACAGAACGATGCGATGCGACGAGGCACCGTCCTCGAAGAACCACTACTCAGGTGGGCATCCGAAATCTTGGGCAAACCCATCACCGAACCCCATGTGCTGTACGCATACGACGAGGACGGTGTGCGACTCCTGTCCACCATCGATGGGATGGATCCGTTAGGGGAGGTGTACGAACTGAAAACCTATAACAAGCGTTGGCAAGGACAGCTGCCACGTTATTGGTATTGGCAGGGAGTACAGCAGGCGATCTGCACTGACAGTCACGAAATCAACTGGATCGTGTTCGACTCGAATCTGGAACTGCATTTCCATACACAGACCGTGAGCAGTGACGAAAAGCAGATACACATTGACGCAGTTCGCCGGTTCCTCAGCTTCATTGACATGGGCATGATGCCAGATATCGCTGATCCCACTTACGACAACGCCGCTACCCTCTACCCACAGGGCATAGAAAACACCGTCGTCTTGGGCCATGAGATCTACGACACTTTAGAACGGTTGTCGTTGGCTCGTGAACAGAAGCGTCAAGCCGAACAGTTGGAGGAGCAGTTGAAGGGTGAGATCGCGATGATCTTGCAGGACTGCGAATACGGTTCCGTTGATGGCACGGTGGTCGTGTCGTGGAAGAACAGCAAGCGCACCTCGTTCGACACCAAGAAGTTTGAGGCGGAGCATCCAGCGTTGGCCGCCAAGTTCAAAAAAGAAACAACATTCCGCACCATGCGGATCGTCGCAAAGGAGAGCAAGTAATGAGCAACCTCGTGATTGCACCAGACCAGCAAGGCTTCACCCCACAGCAGGTGGCAACCTTGAAGCAGTTGGGTGTGGACAAAGTATCGGACGGTGATCTTGCCGTGTTCTTCCACCAGTGTGTACGCACAGGGCTGGACCCGTTCGCAAAGCAGATTTATATGGTGGGTCGTTGGGATGGTCGTGCGAATGCCACCCGCTACACCATTCAGACAGGCATCGATGGATACCGTTTGATTGCTGAACGCACCGGTAAGTACGCAGGCTCAGACGAAACCTGGGTCGAGGAAAACGGCAAGCCTTTGTCTGCGACGGTGACGGTTCGCAAGATCGTGGACGGTCAGGTATGCAACTTCTCTGCCACGGCACGTATCGAGGAGTATGTGCAGACAGGCAAGGATGGGAAGCCGATGGGGTTGTGGGCGAAGATGCCGCACCGTATGTTGGCGAAGTGTGCGGAGGCGCTCGCGTTGCGTAAAGCGTTCCCGCAAGACCTGTCCGGTTTGTACACGGCTGAGGAAATGTCGCAGGCTGATAACGCTCCAGCTGCACCACAGATGGCGGAGATCCGTGAGATCAACCCTGTTGTGTCGGCAGACAATCTGGCACGGTTCAAGTCTGCGTGTGACGCGGTACCTGTCAGCCACACTGATGTCATCAGGACTGCTGGGTTGGACGGCAAGGAGATCCGTGAGTCGGATATGCCAGCGTTGCGGGAAGCGTTCAAGAAGGTGAAGGAAGACCTGTTCTCCCCGATTCAGGATGCCGAGATTGTGGAGCCTGAGCCAGAGTTCGTGGAGGGTTTCCCGATCCGCACGGTGGCTGATGTTGAGGCTGAGTTGGTCGATATGTTCGGTGCGAAAGAGGTGCCGGTCGAAGCAATCCAGTCGCACCCGTCGAACAGTAAGCCGAAGATCAAGGATCCGTCCGCACCTGCAACCGCACCACAGTTGGGTGTGATTCGCAAGATGGCACGGAACGTGAACATCATCACGAACGATGACCTTGCTTCACTGTGCACGGATGCGATTGGTCGCCCGATCAGCAAGCTGGATGACTTGACGAAGGGTGAAGCATCACAGATCATCGACACCCTGAACCCGAAGTGATGTTGGAACAGAATAGAAAGGGAGAATGTGAAGGACGCAAAGACAAGTGCACGGTCGCTGGATGCCCTAAGTTCGGAACTTTGGGACGTGAAGGCCGTGACGGTAAACGACGGGTCAAGGGATGTGGCGACCCTGTTGCTCGTGGAAGAAGGAACCGCACTAAGGGTGATAGCAAAGCTCGACGTGCAAGGAAGAAACTGGGTCTTGCTGCGACAGGTAATGCAGGCACTCGCCATGAGGAACATTGGGGCGGGATGTTTCGTGTCGAAGTCAAAGCGGGTAGCCAGGTGGGTCCGATTGCTACACGTTTCGATGCTGCTCGTTCGCAGTCTGAAGCATCCAAAGCGTTGGGAGATGTCCGTCCTTTCGCGATGATCGCGATGCCGGATGGTTCGAGTGACGGTATCGTGTTGATGTCGCTCACAGAGTTCGCGGAGCTGTTGGCTCTCATCTCGTAAGGATCACGCAAAGGGAACCCACTGTCACTGGTGTAGGTGTGATTCTCCCCAGCCGATGTCAAAATCTGGTCGGCTGGGGCGATACCCTT